ACGCGAGGCCTGGCGACAGCCCCCATCTGCGCCGCCGCCATTGCGGCCGAAATACTCGGCTTGCCGCACCCACTATCGCAAAGACTGAGAACCGCGCTACACCCCAACCGCGCCATCATCCGCGCGATTGTTCGGCAGTATCCGTTGTTGTCCGTTTAAAATTTTCGTTTTAAATAAAAAAGATAGTGTATTACACCGTCAACAACATTTACATATCTTAAAGATACACAAGGTCTACGCCCCGATTTTTCGGGGCGTTTTTTCATGCCGATGTCTAATTTCGGTATCGGGAACGGTCGTAATCTTTACCTGTTTTATACAGTTGGTAGGCAATAACGGCAAGTTTGCGCATGATGGCGACTATTATCAGCTTCGGGGGCTTCCCCCTCGCTTTGAGACGAGCTGTAAAGGCTGGAAATGCGTTCATACGGTAGGCGACAAGTGCGGGCATATATAGGGCTTTACGGGCGTTCTTTTGTCCCTGTTTGGATATTCGGGGCTTTCCTTTGACGCTTGTTCCCGAATCTTTGATTTTTGGATCTAAACCGAGATATGCGGCAAATTGGTTTTGATTGGCAAAGTCGTAGCGTGTGAGTTTGGCGAGCAGGACGGAAGCGGCAGATTCGCCTATACCGTCTATGGTTTTCAGGCGGTTCTTCTTTTCGTTGTATATTGGATTTTGGCGGTAGAAGTCTTTGAGTTCGTTTTGTACGGTTGTTATAAGTCTGTTCAGATGGTCTATGGTGGTCTGTATGTGATGGCGGATAGTATCGGGGGCGGTTTGGTGTTTGGTCTGCTCTGCGGCTCTCTGCTGCTTAAGGCGGGCTATATAGTCTGTAATGGCTTGGAGGTATTTTTGCTCTTCTGTCGGCGGCTGCCATTCTTTGGGCTGCATTCGTCGGCAGTATTCGGCTATCAGCCTCGCGTCCTGTCGGTCGGTCTTGGTTCGTGTCTGTTCGGCTTCTCTAAAGCCTTTTATCTTGCTTGGATTGACTATGCTTACGATGTGTTTCTGTCTTAAGTGGGCGGCTATGGCTTCGTGGTAGATTCCTGTCGCTTCGCAACAGCAATGCACCGTTTCAGTGGTGTACTCCTGTATCCAGTCGTCCAACCGTCTGAATCCGTCCTCTATGTTGTCAAACCTCCGTTCATAAAAAATGCTGTCTGAAATCAGACAGCAGTCTATGGTTTTCTTTGATACGTCTATCCCTAAGTAGTACATTGTTTTGCCTTATTTATTCAGGCTCGTAGCCTTGTATAGTGTTCAAACTTGTTATGTACGGAAGCCCGCGCTTCTATCTTTTTTCCAAGCTATGGCTTCGGTCGTGCTTCGGAAGTCGCGGGCTGCGGTTCGGGTCATGAATCCGAACCCCTGAAAGGGCGGTTTTCCCGCTCAGGGCTTGGAACTCTGCGTTTTGCCTTCGGTGACCCTCCGGGGGCGTTCGCCACGTGGCAGAGGGTGGGGTAAAAAACACACCCCACCCCTTGCGGGCAGCGTCTTTGGGTGGGTTAGCGTCAAGGGGTATCCAAAAAGATTTATAAAGGCAAAAAGCACGCCTTTACAAATCTTTCTGGACGTCCTCCCCCTGACTTGTGTTAGGGTGTTCTATTTGGCTACGTTATATCCATAATAAATAATTACTGCTGCTCCTATTAACGACATTATGCACATCGGCAGAACGAAATATTTAAAAAATCCTCGCCAGCCTTTACGCTCATAGGTCGTTGCCGCCCATATCCCTAAAAAAAACGCCAATCCCGCATTCATCAATTTACCTTTCCACCCACATTCGTCAGGGCTTTATCATTGTATCCGTCATACATCAGATTTTGCGGGGTTGCCCCGCCCATTGTCAAGACCTGCGGGGCGTCGGGAGTGTATGCGGTCTCAGTCGGTTTTACAGCTTCTGCCGTCTTCGTTTTGTAGGGATTAAATGGTAAACCGTCTTTGACGTAGTTCAGGCAGGTTTGTTTGCCGATGTCTTTAATCTTCGTGCCTTGGTCGGTGTAGCAGGTGCAGCGGTTCTCTGCTTTGATACAGGCGGCAGGCCAAGGCATGACTTTTACGGCTTTGTTCATGCCGTCGTATATCGGTGCGGTTTCGGGGCGTTCGGCGATACGAGGCTGATAGTCTTCTTCTGTCAGATGGGGCTTTGGCGGTTCTGACGGCGTTTGCACCTTTGCGGCTGCGTACTGCCCCGCTGCGCCGTCGTCCGCCGCGGGAGCGGCTGCCGCCTGCGCTTCGGGGCTTGCCGCTTGCGCGGCAACGTGTGCCTGTGCCGTTTGTCCCGCTGTTTCTATTGGTTTTTCCATATTTTTCCAAAAGGAAGCGAAATAATACAAACCTCCACCAAGCATGGCTATTGCGATGGGTATCAGGTACAGAACCTTGCTACGCTTGGTTCTGATTTTGGTGTGTTCTTCAGCGGACTTGTACAGCCCATACACGCTTTTATCAAGCCTATACACGCTGATTAGGGCTTCCCTGATGTTTGCCCTGCTTTCAGGGTCTTTTGCGCCGCCTGTCGTCCATTCGAGCTTACGGCGCAGTCCTAAATTAGTCTTGCCGAAATGGGTGTGGTGTTCTATCAGTCCGCGCAAATGGACGTCTATCAGACGGGGATGTTGAGTTATCAAGAGGAAATCAAGACCACGGTGTCTATGTGTTTCAAGTTCGGCGACGTAGTCAGGTACTTTCGAACCGCTAGGACGTGGGCGGAATATGCGTTGGCATTCGTCAACAACGATAATCGCGCCCGGCGGTGCCCACTTCGGCCATGTCTGAATGCTTTCTCCTTCTGGTATTTCTTCATGTGGTATTTTCAGGTCAAGAATGCCGTCTACATAAAGCGGACGATTCATAAAGTCTTTTTGCTTGGCAAGCATGGAAACGACTTTCAGGGTTTTGCCCGAACCCGGTACGCCTGTTAACAGATATAACATGTTTTCTTCCTATTTCGACTGAATGATGGTAGACAGTTTTTTAAAGCCTTTTATGGATATTACGAAGCTGAACGCACCAAATATCCAATTCAGAATGACACCGAATCCCGCTATATACAGTATTTGCAAGGCTTCGTCGGGGAAACCGCCGATACTACGGCTTATTTCGTTAATGAAATAATCCTGCAAAGCATTCAGTCCTGTTACTGAAATAAAACTTAAACCTACGGCGGTCAGTATGCGCCCTGCTACAGACATAAGAACGCCTGTTATCAATGAAGCCCAGTTCATTTCACAATTCCTTTACGGATTCATATACAAAATAGGCGCAGGTCAGCACGCATATAGCGATGAAGATGGGGCGCAGTTTGCGTGCCAAGTCGCACAACGGGTCATAGCTGAACTCTACCTGTCCCAATGCACCGAAGTCTACGGAGCGGGGAGCGGGACACTTCCCGTCAGACTGGAATACGTCCAAAGGCTTGAAATTCAGGTCTATGGTCTGTTCAGGTAGTTGGATGTCTTCACCACTCGGCATACATTGCGCAGCATTCGGGTTTTTCTGACAAAAATCTTTTTCTTTGTCATTTTGATTCTGTTTATTTTGACTGTTCGACTCATTCGGTGTGTTTGGCGAATTCGGACTATTTGGTGCGTTTGGCGTGTCTGGACTCTCCTGTCTGCTCGGTGTTGTCTTTTCGGGCTTATTTGGTGCTTCTGGACTGTTTGGCTTTAAATCTGGACGTGGCACATAATCAACGCCCACAGTGCCATCTTGATTCATTTTGAATCTTGTTTGTTGTGGGGTGCTACTGCCTTCGGGTGTGTACGGCGCACTAAGCGCAGTATCAGGGCTGAATGTGCTTTGATCGGCAGATTGATTCATAACGCCCATTTTTGCCAGTTGGTTCATCAATTCTGCATGGTTTGTCTGATTGTTCTCAAGCATGCGTTTGAGGATGTCTAACATTTCTTTTTGTGTCAGCATAAAATCTTCGGCTTTTACTTCGCTTTGATTTTGTGCGAGTTTCTTTTTTTCTGCTTCTGGAACTGTACCTTCTTTATATGAATTGTAATAAACAATGACATATTTATCCGATGGAGTACTAACAGAAATTCTTGAAGGTGTTGCATTTGGAATGTCTATATCAACATGAGATACAAAACGACCTAAATATGCAGGAGAATTGTTCAAAGTATTACCTTCAGAACCATTGATATTGATTTCAGATTTAGAATAAAAAACATAATTTTGATAACTACTATCTATCTTTACTATCAGTTGATATTTAATCATTCCATTCTTTTTTGCTTCTTCGTCTTTCTTCTGTTCTTCTTTCTTCTGTTGGTCTTTTTGTTGCGCTTTTTGTGCTGCTTCGGCTGCTTTTTTAGCTGCTGCGTTTGCTACTGCTTTTTGATAGTTGCCTTGTGCTTCTGCTTCGCGTTGGGCTTGTGCTGCTTTCTGAATCGCATTAGATATTTGTTCTTGTGATGCCCCATCTCTTAATCCTGTTTTGTCTAAAAAAGAATTAATACCTGACCCGAGTCCAGTAATATCTAGTTTAGATAAACCTGTCAGAATTGCACCGACACCATTACGCGCAGCCATAGCCCAATCGCCATTTTTTATGTCTCTATATGTCCAAGCTGCATAATCAGAACCAATAGCCCCACCCATAGCAGTAGCACCGGCCAATGTCCCACCCAATACAGTTTCAACTTTACCAACGTTCACCCGTTGATTAACATTTGTGTTCATCGTGCCAGTTTCGCCATATCGGCCTGTAACCGTTACAGTTTTGCCTTGGCTACCATTAATATTTCCGCCATTTTTAGTTACTGTCGGTTTGCCGTTGTTCTGTACATCAACTTTCCAAATGCCTGTTTTTGGATCGTAGCCACGACGTTGCAGGGCTTGGTCACTTGGGAAACCTGCGTTTTGATGTTGTGCCGGCGGGGGCAATCCTACTTCTGCCCATGCCTGCCCTACGACCAAGAGCGAGCCAAGACATACAGAAAGACGGCTAATGTTATGGGCTTTACAATACCCAATAAAAATGCTGATTCGGGTGTCATTCTTCATTTCTTTCTCTCTGCCATAAAACCAGTTTCACAATAACGACAACTGCAAAAAGTGAAATCATTGCAAACATCATCTGTGTGCCGATTTGTTCGCCGAGACGGTAATATTTCATGCTGTCGCACTGCGGAAACTGAAGTTTTACGGTCTGTTCGTTATAAGTCCAAGTCTGCCCGTTAAAAACGAGGTGATGCAGCACCCCGTCTTTGTCTACGGTCGGTACGACTTGGGTCATCACTTCGTTTGTTGCCTGCTCTGCCGTTTCATGACAGATTCGACCGACCTGATAACCCATGTTGCACCTTATGCGGAACGTTTCACAGCGGATTTGATAACACTGATTGAAACGGCGGCAACGGCGAGGGCAATCGCTACAGCACCGACGGAAATAATGCCTGTTTTCAACGCGCCCAATTCGGTTTTAGCGGCATCAACCAGGCCGTTATCATCGGCAAATGCCAATACTGGCAATGCTGCAACGGTTACAAATGCGGCTGCTTGTTGAAATTTGGTTTTGATACTCATGATGTTTTCCTTTATGGAGTTAAAAAAATGGTTATGGCGGTGTTTCGGGGTCAAGTCAGGGGACACCGCCGAACCCCTGAAACTGGTTTATGATTCGTCAGAATAGTAGATGTTGTCTTTAAATGCACGAGGAAACACTTGCATGGAGACGATTTGCTGTGGCTTGTAGCCTTCATACTTTTCAGGGTGTTTTGTGCGAACTTCGCAAAGGCGGGTTTCCGTGTCTGAACGGATAATCAGACCGACATAGTGAGTCTTGCTGAATGTGCCGTCTTGGTTTTTGCGTTCACGTGTGAACATTCGATCAAAAGAGGCGATAACAAACATACCTTGTCGGCGTTCTGTTTCTTGTGTCATGTTTTTTCCTTTCTTTAAGGTCTGGGTTACTGGTATTCAACGGTTCGGGGGCGGGACGGGAGGGGCGCTCACACACGGCTTGCGCCGTTCGCCTTACTTCGTAAGTGCGGTTTCGCGCCCATCCCGCCCCCGAACCAAAATCAACGGTTACGGGTTTCGCTACATATTGATGATGGTTTCTCGGTTTTTAAATGCCCATTTCGGGCTTAGGACAGAGGCTAAGACGGTGTTGTAATTGTCTTGGGTAATTCTGGGCAGGGCTGCGCGGTGTTTCCATTCGGCCACGAGGTTCAGATAGCTTTCTACCTGCTCAACCCACTTTTTTAGCTTGCGTCTCCACTCTTTCGAACCTTTGGACACAAAAGCAAAATTGCTGTTTGCCACTTTCCAAACGGATTTTTTATCCATGCTGGTACGCACGAGCCTATAACCTTTGTCTTCTGGCAGGCGGATGTTGATGTGTTTGCTGATGTATTTGGATACGTATCGCGCCAAGCCTTTGCTGTTGGTTTTGACCGGCAACAGTTCAGTACGGCCAAAGCCGTATTTGTGGACGTTTTCGCGGAGCAATGCCCACAGTTGGCGCAATGTGGGATTGGCCGAGCTGTATCTGCCTGCGGCGATTTCGCGGAAATTCAGGCCGCGCCGTATATCGACACGAGTATTTACGATTAAGTGGAAATGGATACGGCCTTTCTTCGTGCGCTCGTATACGCAGACGTATTCGGGGAAATGGCGTTTTAGAAAGTTGGTTCTTAAGCTATGGAAACGACGTTGCGCTTCTTTCGGGTCGGTTACGTCATCGGCAAAAGTCAGGGTTAGAAAGCCGACTTTGTTCAGGCCAAAGGCTTCGATGAACGCTTTGACGTTCATTTCTAGGGCGGTAGTGGATTTTTTGTAAGAAGTTGAAAACTCGTTCAGCGTGTCCGCTTTACGGTTTTCATACTGACTTGGCAACTGCTTGATTTCGCCGCTGTTTGCGGTCTCAATGCAGTTGTTACTATTAAGACAAGGAAGAGCGCGTTCCGCGCTGCGCGAAGCGGAACGGTTCATGATTGCACCTCCGCCATCAGTGCGGATACGCTTAATTGACCGTATAAATCGGCTTCGCCGTAAGTGATTTGGGGATTGTTGGGATTGCGGATAGAAAAAGCTTTTGTTTCCAAGCAATCAAGCGTTCCGCAGGTCTCAGAAAACAGGCGGAAGATGTAGGCAACGGGATTTTTTTCGGGTTGCGGTGTAATTGTGTAGTAGGCAAATTTTGACATTTCAGACCCCTTGAAAAGTCGGCTAATCGGAACTTGTCAAGGGGTTTTGTTTGTAATTTACACTCCCTTAACGGAGTGCAATATATAAGTGCAATATATAAGGCCGTCTGAAAGTCATCAAAACTTTCAGACGGCCTTTAGCTATCCGTTAACTGCTTAGAATTTCCATTCCAGCG